GGAATTGACTTTGCGTAATGCGTCTAAATGCATGTCACCCACAGATATAGTCACGTTTGTCTGGGGTCTATTGCCGTATCGCTCCTGATTATACGAGCCTGCCATGAATTTGCGCCACTGCACTTTTTCACGGGTGGCGGCTATTTCACTGCTGCTTGACCCGCCATCTAGCTCATCTACCATTGTTAGACCTTGCTCTACGAGTGCATCAGCTGCTTCACGCCTAGCTTTACCTAAAGCCTGCGAATATTCAGGTATCTTATTTAAAGTTGTGCTGAGATATTCCCTGTTGCACCCAAAGTCTTTCGCAAGCTGGGTTATAGTATTACCTGAAGCAATCTCCTGAAACAGATAATCTGCCCCGCCCTTCTCTTGTATCTCATTCAATATACGTTTGCGTAATGGTCTACCTGCCATTGCTATACTCCAATTTTTCAAAATTTTACGACAAGATGGGGGTATAATGCAAGGGGGTACGGGGGGGTGGGCTTGTATGTGAGAGGGTAATAATAATAGTAGTGGGTAAAATATTGCAAGACGGGGGGGGCTAATCCATATATTGCCAGCGCTAATCAATCGCTTAATTCTGATAATCTGAAAGTTAACATAATAGACATTATCGGACTTTAAGCAGCTTGAATGACATATGTTAAGCAATATCAATCACTTAGCTTAATAATGCCTAATATATGCCTAATATGAGTTATGCATTGTTCGGATAATCCGAAACTAATTGACAATGTTTAATCCTGGCAATATATACACGCGCCCGCGCTTTGGTGTTTGTGCGTTTAGTTTGTCTTATTTCCCCAATGCTTACCAACGTCACCCACGCCAACCAATGCTTAACAATATCATTCAATGCTTGCCCATCCTTACCAATGCTTAACAATGCAATACAAATGTAATGCAGCTGTAATGCAAGCATTAGCCACCAGAGGAACATAGGTTTAATTCATTATTACTTCTTTTCAGTAAATTTAATTTAATTATACCCAAAATACTTGACAGTTTAAAAATATATTATTAATATTTATCAGAGATAAATATTAATAATATATTTTCTTCAACTACTGTTTGCTAGTGATAATATAAGATTAAACCCACCCATTAAACGTAATAAAAGCCCGCAAATAATACAGGCTTTTTATATTAATGTAAGCTTGGTGTCGCTTGTTCATCTCTTATAATTTGTGCATCAGTAAAAGCTTTTTCTTTTCCATTTAACCAATATGCACCGAATAAGCTGTCGCTTGGATCATGCACATTTACGTTTTTTGATATTTGCATATATATACCAAAGCAAGCATATAGTGTTATATATTTTCCCTTATTATCAATTGAAGCTTTGCGGGCATTTTCTTTCGCTTCAGTTTCATTTTTACCAGCAAATATCATTACATCATCCCCGCAATAATATATACAGTTCCAACCATTGCACCAACGAAACATACCAGGCCAGCAAAATCATATACGCCCAATAATATTAATTCGTTCCTAATTTTTCGCTGGCGTTTAATTGTTCTTAATTCCCTATTAGTCATTTAAAATTCCTCTTCTAATATTAGTGTAATTTTTGCTTTTACTAAGACGTTAGTATCCATAGCTATACCTAAAGCTTTTGTTATGCTCTCATTTTCAAGCGCAATACATGGATCAATTGAATGCTCTTTACATATTGCGATAAATTCATTTTTAGTCATTTTATTATCCCTCTTTATTTTATCTATACATAATAATTAATGCATATTGCTGCAGCTGTCAATAAATTATTATATATTTATTATATTTTATTTATATATTACCCATTGACAGTATATATAATATATATTAATAAGGTTACATAACCAAAACAAACATAAGGAAATAAAACAATGTCAAATGAAATTAAACAAAACATTATTCGAGATTTACAAGGCGATGTATTAAGCGGGGATCATTACACAATTAATATGTTTTCTTGCTGGCTCGATGGTTCATATTTAGGTGAAGCGCACTATAGAGAAAATCTTGCAGCTATTACAGAATGCAACGGCAACCGCAAAAAATTACGTTCATTCGTTATTAATGCTTTTACAAGTTACATTGCACACGATGCAGCTTGCTCATATGGGTACGCTCAAAAAGTATTAGTTGAATTTTTAGGCCTGGACACATTAAACAAGCTTAACGAGCAGCTAATAGATAACGTAATAGAATTTCATTCAACATATTGCGAGGCTGCATAATGACTAAACAAGAATTAATCAAAGCATTAGACAGCGGTTTAGATGTTCGCTGGTCAAATGACGGTTATAAATGCTTTAAAGATGTAACAGGCATTTATTCAGTAATTTGCACATCAAACGATAGCATGATCGGTATATTTAGCAAAGATATGCAACGATCAAACATAGGTTTAAAAGATTGTTACATTAAAGAGGAGCAAAGCAAATGATTAATTTAATAAAAGGCGATTGCTTCAATGAGATGCCAAAGCTTAAAAGCCAAAGTATAGATATGGTTATAACATCTCCACCATATAACAGAAAAAGAAACGATAAATATAATAATCATAATGACATAAAAAGCGATTATGTTTCATTTTTAGAAAAATCAATTAATGAATGCTTGCGGGTTTGTAAGGGTAATGTATTTTTTAATATACAAAAGAATACTTACAATCGTAAAGATGTTCATAAGATTATGGGAATGTTTTCAGATAAAATAATTGAGGTTTTAATTTGGAAAAAGTCTAATCCAATGCCAAACCCGCATTTAATAAACGCATACGAATATATTTTAGTTTTATCAGATAATAATAAATCATTAAAAGCAAATAAAACTTACACATTAAACCACTTTACAACGCCAGTTTACAGTGCAAACCCATATAAAAATATACATAGGGCTGTAATGCACCCTGACGCTTGCGCTTATATGATTGATAATTTTAGTAATGAAGGTGATATAATTTTAGACCCTTTTATGGGTATAGGAACAACAGGTATTGTTGCAACTGAAAAAAATAGATCATTTGTTGGAATTGAATTAGATCAAGAATATTTTAAAATATGTAATTCTAATATTATGCTAAGTAAAAATAAATATTGTTTAGAGGAGCAAAGCAAATGAAAACCTGTAAGGTAATAGCACAACCCTGGTACGATATGGCTATCCAGGATAAATTTAGCATCCAAGTTGATGAATTAACATTTCATATATTAGACGAATTAGGCAAGCCAATTGTAAACGACGATTTGACGCCAATGAAATTTAGATCATTACGAGAATTAGATTTTGTTACAGATTACATTGATCTTGATGATTTGGAGGTGATTTAAAATGATAAGCAACGATCAAAAAATGACAATATCTTTAATTGAAAGTATGGACGAATTGAAACTTAAACAATTCTTATTTTATAATCTTGAAAGTGTTGACCCGCATTTATATAAATTATTGTTTAACGCAATTAAAAGAAAAAACCTTTCCACTCGTGTTTGGCAGGCTTTAAATTATATGTCTGGAAATAAAAGTTTAGGATGGGGAAAGCCATATAGCACAGATTTTTGGAGTGAAATATATTTTTATGATGTAATATTAAGAACTGAAAAGTTTTTTAAAAATATGCCAAACATTGGTAAAAAATCAGTTAACGAAATTAAAGAATATTTAAGCGAATACGGCTTAAAATTAAATACAGATTTGAAAGATGTTAAATATGAAGCATTAAAATCTTTAAATCTTATTAATTTAAAACATGATTATTTGTTTGTTGAAAAGAGGGGTTTTATGAAATGATTGTTACATTATCACGAAAAGAATTAAGCGATTGTAAACAAGCTGCAACTTTACGCTGGCAATTAGCAAGGTTAAGCGGTGTTACAAACCAAAGAAAAGATAAAGGCAGAACCGACCAGGATTTAGATTTCTTAGGTATAAAAGCAGAATTAGCCGTATCAAAAGTTTTTGATTTAGATTTTAATCCATTTCAATTAGGTGTTGATGATGGGGCAGACATGTTTTTACATAACATTTCAATTGATGTTAAATCGACGTTTTACCCACACGGCAAACTGCTGTTTAAAAGCAAAAAATCATTTAAATCAAATTGTTCTGTATTGGTGGCAAAAGTTGATGAAGATAAAATGAATGTTGCGGGCTTTGCAACAAAAACTATGTTTTTGGAGCAAGCCGTCCAAAATGATTTGGGACATGGTAAAGGGTGGATGATTGAACAAAGTGAATTGTTACCATTATCTAAACTATGGGAAGTTGCAACAGAACAAAAGCTTTATAAGCCAAAAAGGGAACCGAACAAATGACCTTTTTTACACTTTTAAGCATTTCTTTGACTTTAGAAGGTGGATCAAACTTTGAGCAAATGTATGCCAGCGCAAAAGAATGCGGGGATGCATTGCCAGCAATATATTACGAATATTATCCACATTTTCCTGATGCAATGGGGCAATGCCTGCAAACAGATAAAGTTTCATCAATAACCATTAAACCAAAACTACGTCCAGAAGGGTTAAAATTATGATTAAAGATATCGAAATTAATGTTGGTGGTAAAAAAATTGATTTTAACACCAATGATATTTTAAATGAAGTTTTTAAAAAGCACATTAAAGATTTACAGAAAAACCAACGCGAAGAATTACCAATGTTAAATGATCGCGGGCATTTTGTGAGGTTTATCAATGTCGATTGATCCCAGAACTGTAAGGCAAATTAAAATGGCAGCTGAACAAGGCTTAACACAAGCTGAAACTTCAAGGCTGTTAGATATGAACCAAAGCTATGTAGCACGAGCTAAAGCTTTATATAATATAACTTTTATAAAACATGAGGATAAATATGCACATTTCAGAAGCCCACAAAATGACATTGAGACTAATGAAAATGAACTCACTGATGATAGAGGACATGAAAAACCCAGACCCAACCAGGGACAGGAAATATTACAAATGGTTTTTACAAGAGCAGCAACATCTGATGGAATTGATGGAATTGAAATTGAGAAGCCACCGAAGACAATCCAAGAACTTAAAGAAAGATTAAAACAAAATGATAAGCAACATCATTATGAAATAATATATTCTTTTAAGCTGCAAGAATTTGAAAAACAGCAAATAAAGTTAGGTTTAAGAACGCCATTACATAGAGGCAGAAAGATACAAAGTTTATCAACATCATGTGCAAATAAAAACATTGCGTTAAACTCGCAAAGCTTTCCCGCAAAACATACAGTTGCAAAACAACAGCGTATTTTGAAATCAATCAATCGTGGTGGCAGATATACAACATCCATGATTGCCAGAAATACAGGGTTAAGCGTTTCATATGTTGCACCACAATTAAATGTGCTTTTTAACCAAGGTTTAATCCTTAGAAATAACGAAAAACAACCTGCATTTATTGGTTCACTAGATGGTAAGAAAACATATAGACACGTTTATTTTAAAAAAAATGATGAATAGTATATTGCACCAATATGATTTATATATATAACTGACTATAAAATAGAATGGAGAACAAAATGGATAAGAAAAGATTAATTAGTTTTAGCGAAAGCCAAGACCAAGCAATAAGTGAGGCAGCACATAAGAGTGGCCTATCATTTACAGCATATGTTCGTATGGCGGCACTTATGCAAGTAACAAAGCAAGGTGTCGAAGTAAGCCCACCAAAGGAAGATTAATATGCTTTCAATATTTGGTATTGATCCAGGATATAGTGGTGCGATTGCGATTTATTGGCCTGAAGCCAATAAACTCGAAATCCACGATATGCCAATAATGTTAAATCATGCTGGCAAGAATATTATAGACTGTCATGCATTGCTTAACTTGCTTGAGCCTGAAACAAAAAACAGGTTTGCAGTTGTAGAGCGTGTAAGTGCAATGCCTGGACAGGGTGTATCAAGCGTATTTAGGTTTGGTGAGGGCTATGGAATGCTTCAAGCATGTATTGCAGCCAACAAGCATCCTATGCATTATGTAACGCCTGCAAAATGGAAGAAATACTTTGGTTTAAATAGGGATAAGGGTGTAAGCAGAAGTAAAGCTGTTGAGCGTTTTCCACAGTATGCAAATTTATTTAGTAGGGTCAAAGATGATGGACGTGCAGAAGCCGCTTTGATCGCATTATATGGAGCAGAACAACTAAAATAGGAGGATAGTCTATGACTATGATTTTAAGTAATAAA